ATTTCAGAAGCAGTTGAAAACATTAGAGCTACCAAACAGATCGAGCAAATCCGCCAGATCGTTGGTATTAGCGAAGAGTTTATTGACAACGAGATTAAGGAGGCTCTTCTTGACGGTAAGAAGACTATTGATTCGCTCAGAGCTGAACTCAATGGTGTTCTGAAGGAGAACGTCGACCTTTCTCATAAGGCTGATAAGGCCCAGGCTTTAGTACTTTTAGAGCAGAAGACAACAGATATGCCTTCGGCTAAGAAGAGCTTTGTAACAAAGCTCCTCGGAAACAAGAATCCTCAATATATCGAAGAGAACTTCTCGTATGTTGTTGATATGTTTGAAAAGGAATCCCAGGAAGAACTTGAAGTTCTTAAGGAATCCGTTAAGAACGATTTTGTAAAGGCTCCTTCAATTGATCGTCCCGAGATCATTGAGGAAGCAAAGAATTTTAATAATGAGGTTGAGCGCAGCGCATCGAGTGATGTTGTTAGCGGCTATCTGAACGAGATGAAAAAAATTAGTGGATCAAGATTCACAAAATAATTCATTCTCAACGTAAACAAGGAGACAAAAAAACTATGGCTAACATCATGCACATCAATAAAGATCAAGCAGAACTCCTCGTCGAAAAGTGGGCTCCAGTTCTGGACTTCTCTTCCGACAAGGTTCCTGCTATCAGCAATGATTCGACTCGTTTGAACACAGCTATCCTGCTTCAAAACCAGGAAAACTACTTAAACGAACAAAACAGCGCAGCTACCGGTGGCGTTTTTGGTACTCATCAGGGAACAGCTACAACTTTCTCTGGCGATAACTACGCTTCCCGTGACGCTCGTCTGCCTAAAGTTCTTATCCCAATGATTCGCCGTACATTCCCCGAACTCATCACAAATGAGATCGTTGGTGTACAGCCTATGACTGGGCCTGTTGGTCTTGCCTTCGCAATGCGTTATAAGTACGAAGATTCCGCTCTCGGCTACTCAGTCGCTGGCGACGGCAGCAATGCCTCTGGATCGATCGCTGCTAACACATCTGACGGCAAGGAACTTGGCTACAACTACCTTAACACTGCATTCACAGGTACCTCGAGCGCCCGCCTTAGCGGCAACGACGAGTGGACCAACGTTGCAGAAGACAACGGTGTTGGCGCCCTGATCAGCCAATTCGAACTTAGCTCGAAGATCCCTCAGATCACTGTTTCGTTTGAAAAGACCGCCGTCGAAGCCCTCACAAGACGCCTCGCCGCTAAGTGGTCTGTCGAACTCGAACAGGATCTTAAGAACATGAACGGTATCGATATCGATTCCGAGCTTACTAACGCTATGTCCTACGAAATTCAGGCTGAAATCGACCGCGAAATGATCGCGCGTATGATCCAGATCTGTCTTAACGCAGGTCAGGGAGTTGGTTATTCCACATGGTCTGCTGTGTCTGCTGATGCTCGTTGGTCCGCTGAGCGCGCCCGTGACTTCTACAACAGAATCGTTGTTGAAGCCAACCGCGTCGCGATTCGTAACCGTCGTGGTGCTGCTAATTTCATTATTGCAACACCCCGTATCTGTGCGATTCTCGAAACTCTGCCCAACTTCACCTGGCAGCCAGTTACAGGCAATGTAAATACCGCCCCCGTTGGTATTGCAAAGGTCGGTTCGGTCGGTGGTCGTTTCCAGATCTACAGAGACACTCGTACAGAAGCTCAGCTCAACCCTGGGTACACAGCATCTAATGCTGGTGGTGGATATCTTTCCCCCCGTACAAAGCCTGTAGATTACGCCCTTCTCGGTTATAAGGGTACAGAATACTACGACAGTGGTATCCTTTACTGCCCTTACATCCCAGTTATGGTTCAAAGAACCATTGGGCCTAACGACTTCGCGCCTCGCGTCGGCTTGCTTACAAGATACGGTGTTGTAGATCACATCTTCGGAGCGAATCTATACTACCATCTTGTAATCTGCACCGGCTTGGGCACATCGTTCCAACCTGGTCAAGCTGCAACCTACCTCTAAGCAATTAGAGTACGTTCAGTACGATTCAAAAGAGACCCCAGTCGAAAGACTGGGGTTTTCTTTTTGTTGAAATTGTTTAAGGATTATGGATAATTATTTTATAAAATATGAGCAAAAAAAGAAAAATCCTTGATGTATCACAAACAGATACTCACTTTAATTTAGATATAAGAGTCAGTATACATAAGAATAATATCTCTCAAGAGCTTATTGACGATCTCATTGCCTCTAAGGAAGCTCTAGTTAACGGAAACGGAAATCAAATACATTACGTTAGAATTAATGAAGCAGAGAATGGTAACGATCTCCTAGCTTTTGAAACCGACTACTACTTTGGTGTAGAATAATTTTATGAGCAAACACAGCGCTGGCAAAGGACCTAAACAAAGACCAACAGACTTTAAAAAGCTGAGGGAGAATTATCCTAAATCAACTAAAGAAGTTGAAGGATTCGTTAGGAACAAAAAAGGTAAACTTACAAAGAAATATTAAGCTACTGAAAGCTCTAAAATCTTATTAAAATAAGTCGAAGAGATTTTTTCAGGAATATTAGGGAGATTCTTAACGCCGAGAGAAGTTAATCTATAATCAAAATACAAGAGACCTTCTTCGATATAATTTTCGGTACGGAACGGAATTGGGATCTCAAAGTTTTCTCTAATGTTCTTATCAGACAGTAGAGATATTTGAATAAAGTAGTGAACTCTTCTAAACAGAAGTAATCTACCCTTTTTAATTGCTTTGTCCCCTATAGAAAAAATTACTTGCTTCTGAAGACAGTTAACGAGAAAAGATTCCCCTGGAATTTCATCCATTGTTATAATACTAGGTGCGATTAAATGATTCATTAGGTGTTAATAAAAGAGGCTTTTTGTTGAGCAGACATAGGAACAAGTCTTTCCTGAAAGTACTTCCAAAAGGGTGAAGGATCTGGAGACGTTTTAATTACTGCTATAACTTCAACATCGTCGCAGTTAATCATTCTCCAATTTTGCAAAAATATGTCCCATGCAACTACAAGATTTTTTGCTGCAGGATTGTACTTCAGACGTCCAGTTGGATTGACATAATTGAGAATTGTTTTACCAGGTGTAGACTCTAAAAGTTTTAAATCTCTAGTGCAGAGCATTCTTCTATAGTCTTTATACCCTGGCTTATCAATACGTCTATGAAAACGAAGTTCGGCAGCATTAGTGCCTAGTAGTGTCCAAAGTGCTACTCTGCCGAGTCTCATAGCTTAAATTACTTAGAAGCTTGGACAATACCAAAGATTCTCTTTTCATCGAGAAATACGACAGTCTTTCCTCCCTTTTGAATGCCAATAAGTCCCTTGTCTCCAGGAAACATAACATAGTGACCCTTTTTAACTTGTCTTGCGTCAGGACCTACAAGAAGAACTTTGCCAATTCTCCAAGCCTTCTGGTCCACTACCTCGTTTGGAAGGATAATTCCATTACGAACTAAGGACTTTCCGTCATTTGCAACGTCGGCGTATTCGACTTGAATGATATCCCCAAGAAGTTCTACTACTTCATAGTCTTCTGGAAGAGGACAATCTTTGTAGGACTCGATGTTAGCTAGACCGTTATTTTCTCTCGGGGCGTTGAATTGTTGTTGTGCAATCATACTTGTATTTACAATGATATTACACTAATGACAACAACTGTTTAACTTCTCTTTTTGAAAGTTCGTAATTATTTGCTAAAATATCTATCTTTTTATCTTCTTCTACCACGTCTTCCTTAATTTTTTTAATATATGTAATGCGAGGAGCGTATTTCATTTTAGGAAATATAGTAATCATCATCTTATAATGCAGATCTTTATTTTCTAATAAAAGTTGGCTATTAAACTCGTTTATGGACGCAGCAACCGTTGGATTAATAAAACTTAACCAACGAGTCACAATATATGGGACGTATTGATCCAGAGGCAAATCCCCTCGTTTGGTCACCAAAATATCTTTTATATAATCAAAGATTGTCACTAGCAATAAACTTTCTTAAACTTGAGGTTGGCATCTTCCCACTCTTTTGTCAACATAGAGTCTCCAATTCCATGATGCACAACTCTAATTGGAAGAACACCGCAAGAGACTCTTTTCTCATTTGCTCTCAAACAAAAAGCGAGATCATAATGATGAAAATCAAACTCTTCGTCGAAAGTAAGTCCCTTATCAATTAAATCTTTTACCTTGCAAGCAATAAACAAACCATCCAAAAGAAGAGCCCTCGATTTAGTAGGACCAAAAACAGTAGTCCAAACCTTTCCGTTGTGATTGTGGGTAACTTCCCCAACATAATCTTCTCTAGGAGAGGAAAGATGCCAGGCAGCTTTTTCAGCATGTTTGTTAAACGATTTAGTTCCAGCAAGACCTGTTATAGAGTATGGGCTGTTGAGAAGTTTATCGACAATAAAAGCATCCTCCAACTCAACATCATCATGTACAAACAAAACCGTTTTGTCTAGATTTTCTGGATCTTTTAAAATTTCATTATAACACGTCGAAAGGCCTCTTGTGTTGCCTTTGAAAAGATGAAAGTTTACATCATAACTGCTTTCAAAGTGATGCATAAGGCTCTTATGTAGAGGCCTTGTTTCAAACTCTTCGATTGTTTCAGATCTAGTGCAAGCAACAATTAGTAATTCACTCATACGTCTTTATAATTTGTTTTTAAGTAGTTAATGTTCTTCTTAGCAAGAGCTGTTTGATCCTCGTTTAGTACTACATCAAAATAAGCATTAGTTGTTGGAATACGTGTAACATCTCCTTGTTCAAAATCAATTCCGTTAATAGCAGCAAGAATTGTATAGCAACTATCTGAGCTACGAATGTTTGGAATTTTATTATTAAGATAATAATCAAACTCGTTGTGTTCTCCCATACCAAGCAAATGAACAGGTTTTGTTAGCCAACCTTTTCGGTGAAGGAGCTCAACACACTCATTTCTAGACTTAGCAATTTGTGTGTCTCCTGTTGCATTATTCCAACATTTTGGAACAGCAATCTTACTTAGACCAATACATGTTACTTCCTTTGTTGTGACCATCTTATAATAACAATCCAACCACTCTTCTTTTGTGGATCCTTGAGGACAAGCAAAAATGCCAGTTTTGTCTGTTAACCGAAGTGAATTCATTTTACGGATAAATGAATAGAAATTGGCCAAAGTCTCTTCTATATTGAATAGAACATCAGGGGCAATTACTTCATTTGGTTGGAGTTCCTTAACAAGTTCCAATAAAGCTTCTTCTGTAACCAAACTATGCTCTGCTGCTCCGTTATCAGCGAGAATAAAAGCATCCGGCTTATTCTTTCTAATATCAAGAAAGTGTTGACGGTAGTTTGAATCATTCAGGTAGTGGTGACAAAGAGCAAAGTACCGATCTCCTTGATCCATTAGCTCTAGATTCTTATTTGGTGGAATTGCGTAAAATTTCATTTATGTATTCTATATTAATTTTGTTTCTGTTCAAGTATATATTTCTTCACGTCTAAAATACCAAGATTAATATCTCCTTGCTCTGCTTCCTCAAATGGCTGACTATCTCCCTCCCTAGCTCTCAGAGCATATCGACGTTTTCTTTCTTGTTTTGGACATTCAATCCATAACATAGTTGCTTCAGGAAATGCTTCTAATATTTCTCTTTGCCTCACACCTGAAACAACGAGTTGTTTGTCTCCAGACTTTTCTTGTCTCTTCTTAATCTCCTCAACAATTTTATCAAATAACTGCTTCGAATCTTGAAGAACTTTTCTGTCCTCAGTATTTTTAATACTTCTTACTATGTCTCCAACTTCGATAAACGTAACCTGGTTAATGTGAGTCAAAGTTTTTGAATATAAAGTCTTCCCACTACAAAGCTGTCCACAAACAAAACAAATCATAATTTAAATATATATCAAAATAATTCTTTATCCAACATTAAATAATTTTTTATGTTCAAACTTTCTTCAATATTATTAGCTTGTAGCTTATATATACAAAAGAAGAAATTGGAATGTCCTATTCATGTTGGCCCTTGTAGGTGTACGTTAAAGAAAAAGAAGCGTTTAAAAGCTCTTGCATCTTATCGCAAATAAACTCTTCCTCCGTTTTCGTTGTCCTCAAGAACTTCGACCATGTCACAGTTAAAAGTTTCGGCAATCTTTTCTGCAAGCATTTCGCAACTCATTGCTCCAAGGTTTCCTTGATATGTTTCATCCAACCATTTGAGGATCTGTTGCTTAAAGTCAATAATCTCGATATCTCTATCTGCGTGTGTTACAGTCTTTTCACAAGCGATGTGAAAGATATGTCTGTGTGGATATTGTAGAAAGTGAACATGAGGTTTGTCAGGAATAGCTTCTACAACACCGGGCCAGTTGTGAAGAGCTTCGAATTGGAGTTTAACAATAATAGTCGTACGCATGGTTTAATTATATAGCAAAAAAAGGCCTCTTGCAACAATAAAGTCACAAGAGGCCTAAATTAAGCCGAATTAGGCAGCTACTGCAGCAAAACGGCCCTGCTTGTCGCGGACATTGTAATAACGAGGACGGAGAACGACGTCGTTAGTGCGATCGAGGAACCCGAGGAACTCGTAACGACTCTGGTTCAGACGCTTGCTGATCATCTTGATCTTAGCAGTCGTGGACAGTCCGGACTCGAGGTTGTTCTTGCCAGTGATAGCCGTAATAGGCTTAATGTATGTGTTGTTCGTATTCATCGACGCCCATAATACCATCTAGACGAAATGAGTCAACAATAAATTATTAATTTGGTATAAAGAAGCTAATACATCATGCTAGATGTTGTAATATACGAGGATGTATTATTGTTGATATTATTTACTTCTAATCAAAATATTACAACAGAGGGGGTTCCTAGGCGTATATTCCAAAATATAACAATTAAGAGCTCAAGCTTCCAAACAAAACCCAACCAGTAGCTCCTGTATTAACAAGAGTTGCTGCTGAATACTGTTTGAGTGTTCTATAAAAACCGTCCGCTTGATTTAAGGTTACTCCCGGACCAGCGGAAACGGTAACTCTCGCTGTTCCTAACTGAATTAGAGATAACTGAAATCCTGTTGGATAGTTTGTATTAGAAATTGACGCTGTTAATCCTGTCGTAGCGTTGGTTGAACCAACTATGCCACCAGCATCACTATTATCTATGGTATAATTTGTTCCAGATTGAATGTTGATATACGAATTACCATAGACATTCCCGGTGGCGCTAATATCTCCAACTACAGTCAATTTGAAGTTAGGAGCAGTTGTACCAATACCTATATTACCGCTACTCGTTATTGTAACAGCTGTACTAGTAACTGTACCAAACTGAGTTGAAATATTCAGTCTGTTGTTAGCTTCTTCATATGTTGTATTAAAACCTGATAAGGATCCAGCTACTGTACCTCCGATTCCATCTCCTCTTTCGCCAATAAACAATACAGGATTAATACCATCATTTGGAGTAGAGTGTTCAAGGTTAATAAATCTTGATGATAGAGATACTGTAGCAATGTTTGTTGAGCTAGTAGTTCCTACAACAGTTAGTGTTTGATTAGGTACTTGAGTACCAATGCCTACATTGCAGCTACTCGTTATTGTAACAGCTGTACTAGTAACTGTACCAAACTGAGTTGAAATATTCAGTCTGTTATTAGCTTCGTCGTATGTTGTATTAAAACCTGATAAGGAACCAGCTACTGTACCACCGGTAATACCGTCTCCTCTTTCGCCAATAAACAATACAGGATTAATACCATCATTTGGAGTAGAGTGTTCAAGGTTAATGGATCTTGATGAAAGAGCAAATGTAGCAACATTTGTTGAACTATTAGTTCCAACTACTATTAAATTTCTATTTACATAAACACCGCTGATATAATTTAATGATAAAGTGTTTGTTCCGTTTCCTAGTAAATCAGAACCATCTGTAAGAACTGTTTCGTTAGATTGTCCGATTATAACATTTGCTGAAACGGTTGGTGTTGTTATGGAGTTAGACGCACTTATACTACCAATAACTGTTAGTGTTTGATTAGGAGTTGTGGTTCCGATGCCTACATTGCAGCTACTCGTTATTGTAACAGCTGTACTAGTAACTGTACCAAACTGAGTTGAAATATTCAGTCTGTTGTTAGCTTCTTCATATGTTGTATTGAATCCAGACAATGAATTAATAATAGTGCCACCTGAGCCATCTCCTCTTTCACCAATGAATAATACAGGATTAATACCATCATTTGGAGTAGAGTGTTCAAGGTTAATAAATCTTGATGAAATAGATGATGTATTAAGACTTGTTGAACTTATAACACCTTGGGAACTTAGATTATTAACATATGTAAAGTTTGCAGCAGATGCGCTTAATGCCGTACCTAAGATAAAGGTATTATCAAAGCCTCTTGTATCATTAGCAGAACCACCAGCAACGAATGAGTAATTACCAGATGCTGTATTACTACCTACTGTAGGTTGTACAGAATTTATTTCATCTATAAGTGTATAAGCTCGAGATGATAATTTGGAGAATCTTGTATCATTAAACTCTACAATAGATGTTGCTGAAGTAGAGTTCCAAGAAGTATAAGCTTCTGTCCAGCTAGCACTTAAGGAGCTAACCGTGTCAAACGTACTTTGCCAATTAGCACTTAAGGAGCTAACCGTGTCAAACGTACTTTGCCAATTAGCACTCAAGGAGCTAACTGTGTTAAACGTGCTTTGCCAAATAATACTATTTCCGTTTGCTGTTTCTACGATTCCGTTTGTTGATAAATTATTAACATATGTATAGTTTGGAGAACCAGCGGTTATATTAGAACCGAGAATAAAAGTATTAGTCTGGTTATCACTATCGTTATTCTCTCCTCCTACAATAACAGAATACGCTCCAGAAGCAGTATTATTATTTCCACCAAGAATAACAGAAAATACCCCAGACGCTGAGTTGTTTCCAATAAATGGAACAGTAGACGAGAGAGACTGGGCCGTATTATAACTTTCTTCTAGTGCTTGACGAATAGAAGAAAGTGTTTCGTGAGTAGCTGTTGTGATTTCAATTGACATTGTATATATGTATTTATCGTCGAGGCCCTATATATTCTTATATATTATTGTTGTTTTGGAAAACTTGTATACCAGATAGATATGGCATCTGATAAGGAACAAATGAACTATAACGAGGATCCGTCGACAAGTATGGATTAAAGGTGTTTATTCTAACGTGTTCTGTTAATAATCCGTATCCTGCAGGACCTTCCACTATCACATCAACTCTTCCAGGAATTGATGCTGAAGGCATTACAAAAGTAACTAAGTTGTCATTGTCCGATGTCCAAAATGATGAGTTTATCTTTGATCCAAAAAACGCTGGATTATCTGCAGAAAGAGCCTGAAAAGAAGAAAATGGATTTTGAAGAGTTGAAGTATAACTAACCGGTCCTCCAGATACATAAACGTTATTAACTTTTGTAAATCCAGCTCCATATAAGTTGAATTGCTGGAATGTTCCTACAATCGTCGATATTGGTTCAACAACTTTTGGCTGAGGAGGAACACCGTCTACTTGTCTATAGTCAGAATTATCTGTATCAACCTGATAAGATGGATCTAATATAAATTCCGAAGGAATTCCTGTAAATTCAGTATTGTAGTTAGTATGTATTGTAAATATTGTTCCGACGTCGTTTGTAGGTGCTGCTTGAAACATCCAACCTTTAAATGTAAATGATAGGTCTGCAATAACCTTTGCTACTTGTGTTGCAGCAATATCATATGGATAACTCATCGCAACATTTCCGTTCCAGAAAATATTAGAACGAATTTCGAAGTCCGGTCTTGCAGGAGTTCTCCATGAAACTGTAAAGTACGGATTAACGTACGGAATAATATGAGAAAGGATTTGATCCATATCCTTTTGAAATCTAGTTGCTACAGTAACATTGATAGTTAAATCTATAGGCTGTGGAGATTGTTCGTTTTTTACTGTACCTGGTCCGGAAGAACTATATGTTCCAAGGAGCTTGTTGAATACTCTGTTCGGATCCCTGGCTAAACCACCAATGTAGCAAGCAACTACTGGAAGTTGTAGGTTTTGGTCTTTATCCAAGAGATCGGCAAGAACTCTTTGTTTTGGAGCATATACTAAACGAGTTTTAATTTGATCTTCGGCTTGTTTATTTTCATTGAAACGCTTTACAACAATTTCTGAAAGTGCTCGCATGAACACGGTTATCATGCTTTCAACTTCAAAATCATAGCTATATACGCCAGGGATAGACATATTATTATTTAATAAAAAACCCAAGCTTTAGGCTTGGGTCTTCTAACGAGTTTAGTCTAAACTTTTACTTCTTTGCTTTCTTCTTGCCTTTTGTTTTTACGGACTGCTTTGCAATAACTTTCTTTTTTGTGGAATTTTTTGCAGACTTTGTGACGACTGCTGGCTTGTGGAAGAGTTCTTTTATGTACTGGACGAGGTAATTTAGTGTTGTCATCGGTTAAATTAAAATTCGTCTTCGTTGTAATCATTTCCAAATCCAAAATCTTCGTCTTCGATTGTTGGAATTTCGCCGGAATCATCTTCGCGGAATTCTGGTTCTTCTTCGGAAGGTTCAGTCTCCTTTTCTGTTTCAATAAGAGCTCCGATCTTAGGATCTAATAATTGTTGAGCAGCTGAATTACCAATTAATTTCACAACTTCTTGCCATGAGAGTTCCTTGTCTGGCAATTTTGAAAATGCCTTTTGGAGATCGGAATCGTCAGAATTTAAGTCAGCAGCCTTTGTATAAACTGTCTCTACTTCGGCTTGCTTTTCTTTTGGAGCTACGTTCTTTTCGATTCTTTCTTTCTGTCCTTCAGCGGAAGTAATTTCTTCAACTTTCTTCTTAAGAGCTGCACTAAATTGCTTTTGAGTTACAGGAGTTTCTGTGTTAATTGCGTTTGCTGCAAGTTCGTAAGTAACGCTTCCAATTAAGCTCTTATTGGATAAGCGGTCCGCAAGAAACTTTTGAGCCCAGCCACTCTTTTTAGAGACTTGTTCTACAGCTTTTAATACTTCAGCCTTGAGCTCAGCAGCGGTGTTAATGTCCGGATTGTATGTGTTATTATTTTCAGGAAGAACGAGATTTAAAACGCTCTTGACAAACTTTGCCATTTCTGCTTCGTCTCCCTGCTTCTTGAGAGGCTTCCAGTGGCCGGACATTGGGGCTTCTGAAGCTGTCTTTACAGTATCAGAAACAACTCTTTCCTGCTCAGAAGGATCCATTGAAATAGGGGCTTCGTCGAGCCTAGTTAATACGGATTCGAGGAGAGTGTCAAAATTCTTTGTCATAATATAATAAACTATTTATTCTTTTTGTGTTTATTTTACAACTTGCTTCTTATGAGCTCTATTTCTAATAACATCGTAGATCAGCTTTTTATTGTCTTCAGAAACTGAACTAGGAATTGCATTTTTAACATATTCATAATCTCCGTTGAGAGCTGCTTCTCTGACTTTTGATGCACTTACTCCTTCAATTCCTTCGGAATCTGGATCTCTAGCGCCAGAGGATACTACATCATACTGTTTAAAATTAAAAAACGTGTCTTCGTTTTCTGATTTCGGATTGACTCTTCCCATATCTTTATTTCTGATATGTTCAAACTCCGCTGTTCTATCATCTCCAGCGACTTGAATAATTTGAGTGTATCCTCTACGTTCTAAATCCTTAAGAGCATCATATATCGTTTTGCCTGAATCGAGTACTGGTATTCCAAACGCTTGCTCAATTATTGGTTTCTTCTCTTCAAAAGTAAGAGGATTTTTCCATTGGCTGAGCGTATGTTTTCCTTCCGTGTTTGTTGTGTGAGAAGGTATGATAAAAACATCATTTCCACTAGCTACTTGTTTTAGTTTATTTACAAGCTTTTCATGCCCTACAGTGACGGGATTGAAACGGCCGTATGTAAAAGCGGCTGTTTTATTTTCTTGCTGTTCTATAAAAAATTGCTGAAAAGATTTCATTTTTTGTGTTTACCTTCCATATATTTAGGAGTATTAACTTTAAACATTAAATCTCCAGCCTTTACTACATATCCCTCAACATCCCCAAGTACTCCCTCTACTCTTTGAAGGTCCTTAACGACTTTCTTATAGATTTCTTCCTGTACGGGCAGGAGAGCTTGCCTTACTGAAGATAATAAGACATCTCTGTGTTGTGTTTCAGCTCTTGTAATTTTTTCTTTATTAGCTCTTTTGTTTGCAATAGCAGAGGCTTCAGCCTTATACTGCTCATAATCCGTTGCAACAGCTTTAATTGCTGATTCTGCCTTGATACGCTCTTCTTTTAATTTAATTGGTTCAAACGTATCTATTTTAATACTTACAAACTTTACGTCTTCGTTGTTAACAGCCAGTAGTTGGGATTCTATTTTAGACGGATCAACGTCCCCTTCTATTTTAATAATTCCAAACGTAGACCAGTTGCCAAGCTTAGATCTTCTATAACTAGTGGCAACAAATGTTAACGAATGAGGATCGTCTTTCGCAAAGCCGTTTGGAGTATACATCCACTCTAGCTGAATAAGACAGTGTTTGTCTCCAATGATTGGCTCAATTATATTTTTAATTGGATCGAAGCTTTTTACAAACGCTTCTCTTGCTGGAGGAAACTTAACACCTTGAGCAAGTTGTTCTGCTGTATAAGCTTTTCCAGAATAACTCGAACGAACAAAGAATCCGTTTTCGTCTTTACCAACAGTTAAAGACATTCCGTCTAGCTTCTCTGAAAGACTAGAACCTGAAGGAGAAATTTCATCGTTGTTTTGCTTAAGAAAATTAATGAACTTAATAAACGTTTCGTAGTTCATTGAATATAATTCGGGCTTGTTAGCGGACCAAATATGGGGGATACCGACTCTGTCTCCTTCTGCTTCTAAAAGAACTTGTTTAAAATATTGCTTGAATGGAATCATAAAAATTTTACTCCTGTTGTTTCCTCTGCTGGCTCTACGATCGTTTTAATTTCTTCGTCAGAATAATGTTTTTTGAGATACTTGATAACCGATACTACGTTATGTATATCTTGTAATGTAGCATCTTTTCCCAAAACTTTCTTAGTAACAATTTCAGGATCTGTAGAAATAAGCTGCTTTGTTTCCCTGTCAGACAGACCTTTCATTGATAAAGTTAGACCTTTTGTTTTAGCGATAGCTGCCAAAAGAATATTTCTTACAGACCCTTTGTGAATGTCTTCGTTATTAGAATAATAAAATTTAAGAAAGTCTGGAACTTCACTAAACATAAAATCAACCTGAACAAAATCTTCTGTTTTATTTCCGTTTGAGTCGATAATTGGAGCTTTATAAGCTACTTCGATTCCGGTTTTCTTAAGAGAAGAGGGATCTACTCCTTTAGAAACGAGAGCTTTGATAAATTCGTCTTTGTTAACTCTGTTGCTATCAACTACGAGGTCGATATCTCCAGAAGACTCTTTTTTGCCTGTTGAGCCGAGAACGTTGGTTTCCAAAGGTAAACCTGTAAGTTTTTCGAGACTCTTAATAGTTGGAATTATTTCGTTTTTATTAATTCGTCTGCTGGAGAATATATTTCCTCCTTCAGAAAGGAGTGCTTGTTGATAAAAAGTTTTAAAATTAACACCCAACATATATTAGACGATGGTTATTTTGTGAGCTCCCTGTCTATTTTCAAATACAATTTTAAAATTTAAATACGAACTATGAGTATTATAAAATTCTAAAAGAGAAGTGAACCCTTCAGATACAGGAATAAACAAAGCATTTTTTGTTGTTCTGTTTATTGCCAATAGATATTGAAATCCTTCGTGAGCAGCATACTCGGAAAGGTGTACTGCAAACATTAAACCATCTAACGCTTTTGTATCATGTTTTTGAAGACGAGATGTGTATCCTCCCTTAAGAGCTCTTAAAATCTCGTCATATAGAGAAGAGTTACACTCTTTATATGGGCGAGCCTCAAATAAAACATCTGCTAAATTGTTGCTGAGACTACCATCTGTATCTTCTCTTTGTGTAAAGTTGCTCCAAAGAAAAAGGTCTTTAAGAGAAACAACTAAAGAAGATTCCTTGGAAATTTCTTGAGCTAATTTAGCGTCTTTTGAGGAAGATATATCTTTCAGAGATGATGCTTTAGCTCTCACTTCTTTGAGTTTTTCTCTGATATTTGTTATTAACTGTTTTAAAAGATCTAGTGTTTTAGGTTCGTTGTTAACGAGTCTTGAATTGAGATAACCAAACTTGGGGTCTCTGTATATTGGTATCAAGCGCTCAAGCTCCTTTTGTTTATTAAAGGTAGTATCTAAATTTAGATGTAATTTGTCTGTTACGTATTTGGTATATTTTTCGATTTCCTTATTTACTAACAGAGGAACCAAATTTTCGAGTTCCTTGAAAAAAGCTTCTGTGAAAAATGAGTCTTCTCCAGCTGCAGGCACACTAACTTTTCTTAGATTCTCGATGAAAGACTCAATATAGGCTTTAACACCTTTATATAGAGCTCTGTCAGATTGATATTCTTTTGTAAGAATATCAAGCATTTTGTTACGTAGTGCCCCACCTTCAGCATATTTTGCATATCCGAGAGCCGCTCCACTGATTTTACCTTTTTCCTCTCCGGACTTGGCTGCTTTAATTTCTACTAGTTTACCAGCAAAATTTAAATCTCCCTTTTCTGCTTTTTTTGCGTCGGTTAATAGTGAAAGAACGATTTCCCCCGGTCCAACGTTAGTTCCATCTATAGTTCCTGTTTTTTCAAACAGTACTTGTATGAGACCTTCTAAATTTTTAACAGGAGTTTTGAGTTCCTTTTCTGCTTGAAGGAATATGTTCTCAATTCCGGTTGTTATATTTTCTATAATATTGAATCTATCCTTTTGTTTATCTGGACTGATTAAATTTAAATATTGTTTGTATTTTGATATGGTGCTAAGATCATCCAAGTCAACTTCCTCATCTAAAATTGCTATTCCTAAGTTTCTTGAATTTAATACAGAGTTGTTGGTTTCCCACCCAGCTTTGGTGAGTAATTCATCCGTTACGGTTGAAATAGCATGAGACCTAATCGTATTTTTAATTTGTTTTGCTTCTGTATCTTCTATAGCTCCGAGTGGTACTGCATCTGGGTCTGAAATAGATATGGGCTGATTACCAGTAAATGTTTTTGCAAAAAAAGCGGTTCTTTCTGTTAAAACTTGTTTGTATGCTTCGTTCAACGTCCTTGGGGCTGTTGGTTTAGAACCTTCAGAAGTTCCTTTTAACATTTGCTCGTAAATCTTTTTTAAATTATAGTCCGTTCCCATTTTTGTATTTATTATTTATTTTTTCTTTTTCGACTTATTATCTTTTGGACCTTCGTCTTCAGGACCCTCGTCAGAATCATCTTCATCTTCCATTGTAAATTGGATCCCACCTTCTTCGTTATCCCCGTCACCATATTCAACAAACTCTAAGCCAACGTTTGGTGGCAATGGTACACCAAGAGCACAGATAAATCTTTTAAAAGCATCCATAAGAACCTCTACTGAGGTCTCTTCTCCGTCGATGGAAATTTCAATATTTTGGTGATGTTCTGGAGAAGTATATATAAATTTTACTCTAGCATCTTCTTCAAACTTTGTGTTAGATAGGTCAAACAATGGACGCATATACAGATACTTAATGAAAAAGGATAAGTAATATATAGATGACAGCTAAGCCATCTACAATTTTAAATCAGTATTTACTCAAGCAACCCTCGTCGGTTGCTTTCTTTATTTTCCTATGAAAAAACCCAAAAAACAAAAACCCCAACGTACCTCAACAAATCCTGTTAAGAAAATTAATACGATTCCACAAAAGGATAATTCTCCTTATGTTTTTCAAAGGGACAAAATTGCTTTTGATTTACAATTACGAGAACTTCCTTGGACACAAAAGCAAAAGGATATTATTGAGCTGATGACACACAAAGATACGAAAGTATTGTTTCTCAGTGGTCCAGCTGGTACTTCCAAGAGTATTGTTTCGACATATTGTGCTCTTAAACTTCTTAATGAAAAAAGAGTTAGCGAAGTAATTTATATTCGTTCTGTTATTGAAAGCGCTTCTAAATCCCTAGGTTATCTACCTGGAACACAAGAAGAAAAGATGTCTCCCTTTCTGAGTCCCCTCGTCGACAAAATGGAAGAGTTGCTCCCACAATGTGACGTGAATAAGCTAGTAAATGAAGGAAGAGTTAAAGGTATTCCTATTAACTTCCTTCGAGGAGCTTCCTTTAATGTAAATTTCATCATTGCAGACGAAATGCAAAATGCTGAATTTTCTGAAATTCAAACAATTATTACTCGTATTGGTAATTTTAGTAAATTTATCTTCTGCGGAGATCCAATGCAAACTGATATTCACGACAAGAGTAAATCAGGGTTTAAACCAATCTTTGATATCTTTAATAATCAAGAATCTAGAGACAGAGGTATTTTTTGCGTAGAACTTGGAAAGGAAGATATCCTACGTTCGGAGATTCTGAAGTTTATTGTAGAAAAATTGGAAATTTACAAGAAATAACTGCTCTTGATATTTTAAGGTTTTGGACTAAGGTATTTACATGGATACCCTTGTAGATTCTTTATCTTCAACAACCGAACCGTTTGCACAAACTTCCGCGTGCTTTACTCAAGATCTTTCTGCTGTTTATTGGCAGGATCCTGCACACAGCACTCTTCAGAATCTTCTTTCTTCGTTGAGACAAGCTAACGCAGACATTGCTGCAGCCAGAGAAGAGATTCCTACAGATCCTTATGATAGATTGAAATACGAATATGGCTGTTTGAGTGCCGAACCTTTTGATTTTGATTCTATAGAAGTACCCGAGGATTTTTGTCCGTTAAAAGCCACAGAAAAATTAAACGAAATTTCAGATGCTTACGCAAAAAAAATTGATTCCCATCTTCAGATATTGTCAGGAATAGATATCAACGAACATCCTAATATTGGAAATGCTTTTGCGAATTTTTCTGAAGACAAATTTGTAGTAGATCAACAAAAGACTTCAAATTATCTTATGTTTATAGACATGATTCGCAACGTCCCTATAAGTTACATTAAATCAAACCCAACAGAATTTACACAAAAAGTAATTACAAAGTATATTCAGCTACTTGGAAATTAATTTTTCGAAAATTTTGGTGTTGGAACACTGGCTACCATTGCCTGTATAGGGGTTTGTATGGCCGCCATGAACTTTTTGGTATTTGACTCTTGAGGGGAAAACGGAGCAGGAAGAGCAGCCGACGGA